AACGGCAGCTCAGAGCGGCAATACCTCTATCTGCGGGCGGTGTACTGTCTCACCAAAGCCAACCTGAGTGAGCGCTACAGCGATTATGACAGCACCGCCGCCAAGCAGGATGACAGCGACAACCTGCAGAGCACCATTGACGACCTTCGGCGCGATGCAGCCTATGCCATCCGCGATTTGATGGATATCCCCCATGTGACGGTGGAGCTGATTTGATGGGTATGACCGTCTACAGCCAGCAGGGCGATACCCTCGACTTACTGTGCCAGCGCCATCTAGGGGCTACGCGCCGCGTCACCGAAAAGGCGCTACAGCTCAACCCGCACCTGGCAGACAAAGGACCGGTGTTGCCGCTGGGCACAGCGGTTCTGCTGCCAGAGTTCAGCGAAGCGCCCGCCATTACTTCACACATTCAGCTATGGGACTGAACATGAGCGAACCCGTTACCACCTCAACCGCCACCGCCTACGTTTTTACCGCCGGCCTGTTAACCCTGTTGCCCGGGGTTGACCCCGGCGTGGTCATTGGCGCCTTTACCGGCTCACTGCTGTTCATCATCAGTGATGACAGCTCCGGCCATTGGCGTAAAGCCAGCCTGTTTATCATCTCGTTTCTGGGTGGTTTGCTGTGTGCCCAGTGGGCCGCCAATCTGCTCAGCCTGGCACTGCCCAGCACTATTGCGGTCAATCCGGCCATGGCGTCCATTATTGCGGCCGCCAGTGTGGTGCGGCTGCTGCAGAAGCTCACCAGCGAACCCGACACCTTGCTTGATTTCATCCGTTCATTCAGGGGGAAGAAATGACCACACTCAATGCCCTCATCTGTCTCGCCATCGCGCTGCGCCTGGCGCTCTTTGTCAAACGCCGTTACCGGCCGTGGATTTCAGTGCTGGCCTATCTGCTGACGGTCGCCTGTGGCAGTCAGACCTTGCTGGCACTGCTGCATGTTGGCACTCCCACCCACTGGAGCGTGTTACTGGCAAACGCCGTGTTAGCCGTGCTGGTGTTCAGCGCCAACGGCAATCTGGCGGAGCTGTTCAAGAGCAGTGCTGCCCACTCACGGTTGTCGAGCTGGTTACTGCATCAAAAAACCGTTAAGGAGAAAGCATGATGTTGCAATTTGGGGCCAAGGGGCACCAGGTCAAATGGCTGCAACAGCAGTTGCTGCAGCAAGGCACTGTGATTGCGGTGGATGGGGATTATGGCGAGGCCACCCGTCAGGCGGTTCTGCGTTATCAGTTGGACAACGACTTGCCACCTACCGGCAGTGTCGGCCCGCGCATGCTGGCACGGCTTGCGGGCAAGGCCAGACCGGAGTTGCTGACCCTGCGGGATTTACAGCTGGCGGCGGCAACGCTGGATATCGCGCTGGCGGCCATGGTGGCCCTCGCCAATGTGGAATCCCAAGGCAACGGCTTCTTTGATAACGGCAAGGCGGTGATTTTGTATGAGCGGCATATCTTCTATCGCCAGATTGCCGTTACCGACCAGGCCCAGGCGGATGCACTGGCCGAGCGTTACCCAAATCTGTGCAACCCCAAGCCCGGTGGCTATATCGGCGGCGCCAATGAATACAGCCGGCTGCGCGCAGCCTGCTCTCTCGATACAGATGCGGCCATTGAGGCGTGCAGCTGGGGCATGTTCCAGATAATGGGCATGCACTGGCAATCTCTGGGTTATGACTCGGCCATTGCCATGAGCCGCGCCATGTCCGCCAGTGAAGCCGAACAACTCAATGCCCTGGTCAAGTTCATCATGGCCGACAGCAAACTGCACCAGGCATTGCAGCAACGCAAATGGGGCGAATTCGCCAAGCGCTACAACGGCCCCAACTATCAGGCCAACAACTATGACATCAAGCTGGCGCGCAGTTATCAGCAACTCGATGTGCTGCTGAAGGAACAGGGTTATGAGTAAGGCGCTACTGGCAGGCATCGTCTATGCGCTGCTGAGCTTAGGGGCCATGTACTGGCTCTATACCGATGTGCTGGATACCCGCGAGCGTGCCGGCAAGTTAGAGCTTGCAGTTGCACAGTCGCAGCGCAGTATCGATGCCATCCAGAAAACCGCCCAGCAGAACCAGGCAGCGCAGGCCGAACTGCGCCGCCGCCTCAATACTGCCAACAACCTTGCGGCCACCCAGTCGCAGCAACTGGAGCAACTGAAACATGAATACGCCGATGTTAAAGCCTGGGCTGATACTGCTCTGCCCGCTGCTATTATCCGCCTGCGCCAGCGACCGGCCCTTAGTGGCAGCGCCGCCTATCGACAATGGCTGTCCGCGCGTAGTGCCCTGCTCACTCCCACCGGCGAACCCGAGAAGCAACGAGGGGCTCAGTCAGGAGATTGACCAGCTAGAGCAGGCCTGGCACGCCTGCGCCGCCCAGGTCGACATGATAGTGGAATGCCAGCAACAGCAGGAGCAAAAGGCGCATGAATAAACCGCAGCAACTGCGCGAGCTGCTGAGCAAAGCGGTACCGCATCTGCGCCATCATCCCGAGGCGCTGCATATCTTTGTCGAGAACGGCAATATCATCGCCACCGCCGCCAAGGGCAATCTCAGTTATGAGTACCAGTTCAACTGCATCATTGTGGTGACCGATTATCGTGCCCATGCCGATACCCTGATTGTGCCGATTTTGGGCTGGCTGGCGACCGAGCAGCCAGAACTCTTAAGCAATCCCGACAAGCGCGCCAACGGTTTCAAGTTTCGGGCGGAGCTGATCAACCACACCACCTGCGATATCGAAATCACGCTGGCACTCACTGAACGGGTAAAAGTGAGCACACAAGACGGCCAACTCACCGCCGAGCATCTGCCAGAGCCACAGTTTGATGAAACCGGCGATTACACCCTGTATGTCAATCAGGAACTGACCCCATGGCTGCCGACAGCTTAAGCCACCTTAACGAACTGTTTGACGGGCTGATTGAAGCGCTATCGCCACAGGCGCGCAAACAGCTCGCTAAACAAATTGCCGCGACCCTGCGCAAGTCTCAGGCGCAGCGTATCAAGGCCAACAAGAACCCGGACGGCAGCGCCTACACCCCACGCAAACCACAACCAGGGCACATCAAACGCAAACTGATGTTTCAGAAGCTGGTGCGCACTAAATGGTTAAAACAAAAAGCAACGTCAGAAGGTGCCACTATTGGGTTTGTTAATAATCAATTCCGCCATCCACGCTTGCTAGAAGAACATCAGTATGGTCTGCGTCTGCGGCTAAAAGGTTATATTGAAATACAATACCCCAAGCGCGAGCTGCTGGGGTTTACCAAAGAAGAGTTAGCGGCAGTGGAAGAACTACTGCTGGACTCTATACAAACAAGCAGTAAGGTGAAGTAATGGGAAAATGGATTGGTGTTGATTTAGATGGAACGCTCGCAAGATCCAATGGAAAAATTGATGCACCAATAGGTGCCCCTCTACAACCTATGCTTCTTCGCGTTCAGAACTGGATAAAAACGGGCTATGAAGTTCGAATTTTTACTGCTAGAGCCGATTCATCAATTGAGCGCAAAAAAATAGAAAAGTGGCTTAATGACAATGGCATTGGTGGCTTAGCCATAACAAACAAAAAAGACTGGCAAATGATAGAACTATGGGATGACCGTGCCATTCGTGTAAAACATAATATGGGTAAACCATGTAACGAATGCGAGCACCAAACACAGTTCACTCAAATGACTGATTGCTGATTTACCCAGTCACCCCCACAACTGCTTGCCTCACTGATTTACTCCCTCGACCATGATGGCCATGAATGCCATCACCCTTTTGGCTGACTTACGTCGGCGTATTGATAACCTGCTGCGCCTGGGCACTGTTGAAGCCGTCCGGGCCGGTGAGTGCCGGGTAAAATCCGGTGAACTGCTCACTGATTGGCGGCCGTATCTCACCCAGCGCGCAGGCTCTGCCCGCAGCAGTTGGCGACCAACCAAAGGTGAGCAGGTGTTACTGCTGTCGCTTTCGGGTGATGTCACCAACGCTTATGTGTTGCCAGCACTGTATTGCGATGCGCTGCCCGAACCTGACGACCACCCGACCCGCCACCGCACTGTTTACCCTGATGGTGCGGTGATTGAGTATGACCCCGAAGTTGGTGCCCTCACCGCCGAGGGTATCAAGACCGCCCGGGTGCAAGCGTCCGAAAGGGTCACCATCGATACCCCCAACGCCGACTTTACGGGCAATGTCTCTGTCGCCAAAAAGCTCACCGTTAGCCAAGGCGTATCGGTTAAAGGCGCGTTTGACCACCAGGGCCAAATGACCAACCAGGGCGGCGTCAGTATTGATGGCATTGCCTTCGGCACACACAAGCATGGCGGTGTGGACACCGGCAACGGCATCTCTGGAGGCCCACAGTGAATGTGACCACCGGCCAGCGCCTCAGCACCCGCGACCATATCGCCCAGAGCATCCGCGACATTTTGTGTACGCCCATTGGTAGCCGGGTGATGCGCCGCGATTACGGCTCGGCGCTGTTTGAGTTAATCGACCAGCCGCAGCATGGTGCCACCCGCTTGCGCCTGATGGCGGCGATTGTCGATGCCCTCACCCAATGGGAACCGCGGGTGCGCATTACCGCCGTCACCCTGGGCAACAGCGCCCTGGACGGCAAGCTCATTATCACGCTGGAAGTACAACGCAGCGACACCCAGAGCAATGAGCAGTACCAAGTGAATTATGGGTAAGTGCGGCCACTGCACTGCCAAGCACCAATAGGGCTACATCATGAGTGTCATCAATTTAAACCAACTGCCATCTCCCAACATTATTGAAGCCATTGATTATGAGACCATCCTCAGCGAGATGACATCAGCCTTAATCGGCCTTGACCCAAGCCTGAGTGAGGTGCTGGCGCTCGACTCCGAGCCGCTCAACAAGCTGCTGCAGATTGTCAGCTACCGGGAAATGCTGCTGCGCCAGCGCGTCAACGAAGCGGCCAAGGCGGTCATGCTGGCCTATGCGCTCGATGCCGATCTGGATAACCTCGCAGCCCTGCTTGGGGTCAAACGCCTGGTGATTGATGCGGGTGACCCCACCGCCGCCACGCCCATTCCGCCGACCTATGAAGAAGATGAACCCTTCCGCCAGCGTATCCTGCTGTCACTGGATGGCTTATCGGTGGCAGGGCCCGCGCGCGCCTATATCTATCATGCGCTCAGTGCCGATGGCCGGGTGCTGGATGCCAGCGTGGAAAGTCCACAGTTCACCACCTACCCCCTGCCGGAGGCGCTGGCGGCACAGTTGCCCAGTAACGTCATGGTGCTGCAGTGTACCTATGATGCCGGACTGCCCCATCCTCGGCCGGGCGATGTGGCGGTGACCGTGTTATCGCGTGAAGGTAACGGGGAACCCAGCAGCGAGCTGGTTGATACGGTCAACACCCGCTTGTCAGGCGAAGATTTGCGGCCATTGACGGACAACGTCTATACCCGCAGTGCCACGATTGTGAATTACCGAGTGGATGCGCAGCTCTATACCTTCGCAGGGCCCGACCCTACAGTGGTGGTATCGTCCGCCATTACAGCAGTAAAAGCCTACATCAATGATAACCGCCGCCTCGGGCGCAGTATCACCCTGTCCGGGTTATATGCAGCGCTGCATGTGGGCGGTGTGCAGCGGGTTGAGCTGCGCTCACCTGCCGCGGATGTGCATTGCAGTATCAACCAGGCCGCCTTCTGTGACGATATTCAGGTGGTTTATGGAGGCATCGCGCAATGAGTCATTCGCTATTACCGCCCAATGCCTCTGCGCTTGAGCGCCATCTGGAAACCGTGTTACTGCGCGCCACCGAATTGCCGACCCCACTGCGGGAGATATGGAACCCCGACACCTGCCCGGTGGCCTTACTGCCCTGGCTGGCCTGGTCTCTTGGGGTAACCACCTGGAAGTCCTACTGGCCGGAGTCCGTGCGCCGCAGCATCCTGCGCAGCGCTATTGAAACCAAACGCCGACAGGGTACCGCCCAATCGGTGCGTACCGTGGTGGAGTCCTTTGGTGCCGCCTTGGCACTGCGGGAAAGCAGTGAAGGCGCGCCCCATCACTTTGATATCACGATTAACGCCCCGGAAATGGACGGCGCCAGTATTACTGCCCAGTTTCAGCAGGACATCATTGATGAAGTAACGCGGGTGAAACCGGCGCGCTCATACATGACCGTCCAGGCTTCATTGACTGCCGATACCCGTTTATTGCTGGCCGGCGCGGTGCGCGCCGCCAATTACACCCGCTTGGAGTTAGCTGTATGAACCTCACCATCACCGCGGCGGGCCGCGCCGCTCTTATCAACGCCCAGAATACCGGCACCAACGCCATCACCATTACCGCGATTGGTCTGAGTGAAACCGCCTTTGACGCCACCCCCGACGTCACAACGCTGCCAAAGGAACTCAAACGCCTGGACACCTTTGCCGGCGAACTGGTCGATGATGACACGCTGCATGTGACTATCCGTGATGAATCTAATGATGCTTACCAGTTAATCGCCTTTGGCCTCTATAGCGATGATGACACCCTGTTCGCGGTGTATTCACAGCCGGAAGTCATTCTGGAGAAAACCCCGAGCGCCGTGGCCTTGCTGGCGGTGGATATCAAGCTGGACGCTGCCGATGCCGCGCTTATCAATATCACCGGCGATACCAGCTTTATGCTGCCACCGGGCACTGAATCCGTATCGGGGCTGCTGCAACTGACACAGGATAGCTCACCTCTGGATGACCGCCACCTGGCCGTCCACAGTGCGCGCGTAACCCAGATGATTAACCTGCGGTTTGCTGACAGCGGTCTGGACGATGTAGCCCACTGGAATGCTGCCTGGCAC